CTGCCTGATGCAACTGCAACGCCGTAGTTGCTCAAGTCGCCAGAACGCAGCAGTATTGCGGTTGGCGTGTTGATCGTCGCCACATACTGCGATGTCGAATCCCAGAAGCTGCCCCAATATCCCGGACAGCCGTGATACGCCAGCTGACTCCATCGCTGCGTGCCATTGCCGATCTTGATATTGCCGGTGTCTGATTCGCGGCCAAACTCACCAGCCAGCAGGACTGGATTACCTGCAGTCCATGCCGCGCGAGTGTTGGTGCGAATCGGTGCGCTCATGTCTTCTGCAGCCCTAGCTGTACCATTGCACCATCATCAATGTACTGCGTCTCGCGCACCGTATAAGCAACGCCTGCCACTGTGATGCTGTCGCCATACTTCAAACTGCCGAAGCTGGATGCGCGTGCGGTCAACGTGTAGTCAGTGCTCAGGATTGCATCATTGAGCAGCACCTGAGATGGCATGTCCAGGATGCCCAACGCAGTCACCGCTCCGGCAGTGCATGTCACGCCGAAGTCATCAAGGAACGCATCCAGGTTCTCGGTGATGGCCATCGCAAATGCCGAGCGTATTGGAAAAGCCCCAGCTCATGCCAGGGCCATGGTTAGGCGAGGAATCAGCCGTACTTCTTCAAGCCGAAGCCGAAGCAGGTAACAGCGCTGGAAGCGGTGCCCGTCTCAGCCGTGCAGCTAAGACGGATGTAGCGCTTCAGGTTGTCGCGATCGAAGGTCTTCACCTCCTTGTAGGCAGCGTTGCCGATCGCGGTGAAGGTGCCGCCGGTGACAGCAGTGAACGTGCTGTTATCGGCAGATTCCTCGATGCGGAACGTCAGATCAGCGGCGGCGCCAGCAGCGGTGCCGGCCAGGATGATCTGAATGTCGCCGTCGTACTCAAGGAGATCGACGCCGGTCTGGTTGCCGGTGGCGGTGATGGTGGTAGTAGCCAGCAGCGTGAAATGCTGCAGCTTCTCAAGTGTCTGTTGGAAGATTGCCATTGGTCCTCTTGCGGGGTGGTTTGCGGAAAGGCTGCGGGCAAACTGCCGGGGCCGGCTCCACAATCGGAGCCGGCTGCGCTTTGCCCATGTTGATCAAGGCGGTGGCGTCCGATTGCTCGGTATCAACCACCTGCCCTGCCTTGACAGCCACGCCCCTGATGGACGTGTCCTTAAGGATTTGAATCAACATCAGAGAGTGTCGTTGCCGCGGCAGAAGCCTTCAGGGTGACGGACCGCAAAGTCCACATCCTGCAGAGCTACCACGCGCACGGTGCCGCTGGTGCTGTGGGTGTACGGATCCACGGTCAGATCCAAGCCACTCCACATCGCCATGATCAGCTGGCTCCACACCGCAAAGAAGATGTCGCCAGACTCAACCTGATTGCTGACGACGGCGCTGTAACCGTTGACGGTGCCGCCAGGCTCGAACACATAGGCGCCTGTATCGGTACCTTTGTCCTTGGTCTTCAGGTTGCCGCGCATGGTGGCATTCATCAGATACGCCATGGCGCCGATGTCGGCGTTGTCCGCGGCGATCTTGGATTCCATGCTCACCACCTCGGTATAGGTCGGGGTGGCGGCACCGAAGTTCTCGGTGTTGATGCCAGTGGTCAGCTTGATGCCAAGCGGTTGGCTGGTATTGCCCAGGCCGTAGAGGCCCACGCGGTCGATCTCAAGCGCCAGCACAGTGGCAAGATCCTGGCGGATCATCTGCTCCACGTCGATGCTGGCCTGCAGCATCAGGCGGCGGCTGTAATCGGTGAAAGCGCCTACGGTTTTTGGCGACAGGTTGACCTGATCGACGGTCTGCTGGCTCTCGGTGGGCGAACCAGATTCAGCCACCCAGTAGGCGGTCGCTGCAGCGGTTTGGCGCGGGATTGCCACGTTGCCGGTGAGCCCGGTCAGGCTGGTGACGCCCAGGCCGGCCAGTGCCGAGCGGTTGCGCAGCAGCTCGATGAAGCTGCCGGGGCGGAAGTCAGTGCCGACCAGATCGCCAGCGCCGGATGCGGTACCGACCGTCAGGTCACGGCGCAGCACCTCGCTCGGCACCATGATGCCCTGAGCAACCTTGCCAGCGCGTGCAGCGGCAGCCTCGGAGCACTCGCGCTCAAATGCCGCGGCCTCCTGCAGCTTGCGATCGCCAGGGTTGGCCAGTGCGTTGATCGCGCGCTGGAAGCTGAACTCACGGGTTTCCTTGGCGCTGAGGCCAATGTCGCCAGCGGATTCAGAAACGGGCTGAGCCTTGCTGCCAAGCTGATCGAGCACAGCAGCGCGGGCCTCGTCAAGGCTCCGGCCGGATTCAACCAGCTGGCGGCCGAGGTCGGCAAGGCCGTGCTTCTCGGTGATAGCAGTGATGCCAGAAATGCGAGTGCGCTCAGCCTTGGCAGCCTCTTGAGCCGCTTCAGCCCGCACCGCCATCAGATCGGTGGTGGTGTCTTCCATGTCGGTAGAAGTTGGGACAAATGATGCGGCTGTGGCCGCGACGGGAGCATCCATTGAACGCCCTACGCCAATTGTAGGGTCGGCAGGAATTGACACTAGCGATAACTCGTGCGCGCTCCATCGCGTCACGATAAAGTCTTCGCCGCGCTGCTCCATGTCGTTGATCGCATAGCCGAAGCTCACATTGCGCAGCACGCCATCGCGAACGTCGTTCATGACCTCTTGCGCAAATGGGTTGCGGCTCATGCGCACGCGCGCGTAGCCGCGCTTCTGGCCCTCATCCACCCATGCGCGCTCAACCACGCCGATCAGCTTGTCCGGGTCATGGTTGAACAGCAGCGGCGCGCCATCGTTCAACCGCGCAAGGTCTACGGCCTCGCGGGTGTGGGCCAGGATCTCATTGCCGAAGTAACGCGCAACGGGATACTCACTTGAAAATGGGAACTCAAGCGTGCGGTCATCTTCTGCGATCTGCGCTGAACGCGTGAATGACACCGGTCCCGAGCGCTGCATACGCTCACCGGTTGCCACCTCGAACAGGATCTCCTGCATGTCATTGTCGCTCAACCATTGCCGGGCCTCGTCGGCGCTGAACCGCGCTGCATCAAATCGAATGGCCTGCAGCTCGGTATTGCCATCCTTGATCCCATAGATGAAATCAACACCGGGGCCGCCTTCATCATTCACGCGCCGGATTTCATCGTACTGATCAGGATCGGTCAATCGCGCCGCGTGCTCATTGGGATACGGTCTTTCCATCGTGCGATCTTGCAGTGCCTTAATCCTATCGGCTTTGGATGTAGACCAACTCTGGCCAGCATCGCCGCCCCATGCCGCCCATGCCACGCGGCCCGGCGAGGGGTAGCCGTCTTCGCCTTGACTGAAGCCCTGCCCTTGCTTGTCCACTTCATGCCGCGCAAACCATGCCGCCATGGTGATCACGGTGTCGGGTGAGAGCTCATCACCGCTCAGGATCTGCGATGCCCTGGTGGCTGCCACATCAGTGCCGCCCTGCTCACCATCAGCTTTCCATACGCGGTAGCGCTCAGCCTCCTCGCGCATTCCAGCGGTCGGCATCAGGTTGATCTCGGTGCCGTTGACGTTGGCCATTAGGCGGGCTCCTCGGTAGGTGGCTGCGTCTCTGGGTATGGCTGCATCTGCTGCTGGCCGGCGCCGGTCACCTGCGTCGGATCACTATCAACGACGATGCCCATTTGATCGAGCATCGCCAGCTCGGACTGCCGCGCCAGCAGCAGCTCATCAAGATCCCCGCCCTGCTCTGCAACCACCTCGCCCAGTGTCTTGAAGCCGCACCGCACCGCTTCCTTGTATGCAGCCACTTCCTTGGCAGGGTCAACCCATGCCCAGCCGCGTGGCATCCAGCGCGCAGCCTTGAAGCGATCGGGTGCCAGCTCGTAGCCGGGCAGTGATAGCGCATTGCTCAGCACTGCCAGCTCAATCCACTCGTGGAACACGCGGCGGTGGAAGTTCTCGATCATCCACGATTGCAGAATGCGCCAGTGGTCACGATCTTCAATCAGGCTCAACCGGCTGCTGGAATAGTTGGTCTGACTGAAGTCACGTGAGATCGTCTCGTAGCTGCATCCGATGCCTGCAGCCATGGCGCGCAGCATCGCGCGCAGGAACGGCTCGAACTGGCCATCGGGGCTGTCCAGGCTCGGCACTGTGACCGACTCGCCGGGATTGAGGTATTTGAAGACTCCGGGCTCGAAGTTTGAAACGCGCTCGCCATCCATGACGTCATCGCCAATCAGCTCGCCCTCGGGGCTGGTGATGAAGCCCATCAGCGCGCTGCTGGCCCGAGCACGCACCACCTCGGCCTGCTCATATCCCGCCAGATGGTGCAGGCGCTGGATTGCGCTGGCGAACCATGTAACGCCTCTCGTCTGGCCGGGGCGCTCGGCGCGGTAAAGGTGAATGATCTCTTCGGCCGGGATGCGCTTGTGGCGCTGCGTGCTGATCTGCTGATTGCTGAATTGGTAGTCGCCGGGGTGATAAGCCAGAAAGTGGTAAGCGATCGGCCTGCCCCATCCGTCCACCTCCACGCCCATGCGGATCTCGTTGCCCTGCTGGCTGCGGCCATTGAGACCATCGTCAAGCTGGTCCGCCTCGATCACCTCCATCGCCAGCGGCACAGTGCTGCCACCAAAGCTCTGCCGCACAAGCCTGATGAACACCTCGCCGCTCTCGGCGCAGGCGCGGATCACTAGCCTTTCAATGTCGGCAAAGCTCAGCTTGCCGCCGGTGTGGCAATGCCGCGCAGTTGTCCACTGCCGCCATGCCGCCTCGATGGCATCGTTGACCTGAGTATCAAGCCTGCCGCCGCGCTGCATTCGCACCTGCGACTGAAACGGTATGCCCTGCCCGATCACGTTGCCTTCAATCGCGCGCAATGCCTGCCGCGCATAGTCATTATCCCGGCACAGCTGCCGCGCGCGATCGCGCAGCTTCTGCGCACTGCCGTAGATCTCGCTGTCGGCGCTGGTGTTACCTGTCACCCAGTCCGCAGTAAGCCTGCTGAACTGCGCGCCTTGGTACATCCGCCGCCGCGGTGCCGATGGTGTCGCCTGTTGCCTGCGCTTCTTGGCCATCAGCTGAACCTCACGAATAGGTTGTGGGGATTGCCCAGGCCATTGGCCGCCAGCTCTGCCGCCTGCTCACGCTTCACGTCGGACTTGAGCTTGGCCTCCAGCTGCAGCAGCTCCGTTAGCGGCAGCTTCTTAAGCCGCCTGCTGCCGATGGTGTACTCAGCAACAGCGCCGCCAGACACCATCGCGCGAATCGCAGCCTGCACCGCATCAAGATCCTGCTGCGCCTGGCTGCGGCCATCAAATGCACCAGGCGCGCCGGCATAGTTCAACGCCGCCAGTACCTCAAGCTGGCCAGCACCGAGCGTCAGCTTCTCGCTGCCGGCAGTTGCAATCGCCTGCCAGTACCACTGCCCTGCATCGAATCCGACGCTGGTGGCCGCGGCGATGGTCAGCTCCCAGCCTTGGCCGTATGCGGTGCCGGTGATGGTTGCGCCTTCGCTTGCGGTATTCGTGCGCAGGTAATAGGTCAGCGTCCATGTGCCGCTGGTGACGGCATTGCCGAACGCATCCACGCTGGCATCATCCCGCCATTTCACCGTGTCACCGGCTCGGATTGTCGCAGGGATGTTCACTGCTACCAGTTGCTAAGGAAGGCTGACCCAGCCTTAGCTGATCTTAGCGATGGCTTAGCGCGTGCTTCTGCTGGTTTGTCCAGCTGATCCCATATCGTCCGCCGGTCGTAGCGCGTGTAGAGATGGCACAGCGCGGCATAGGCATAGACAAGGCAATCCAGCGCCTCATTTCGCGCTGATGGCTTCTTGACCCATTCGCGCACCGGGAATCCTGAGCGGTTGTATCGCATCACCTGCTTCTCGGCGGTCAGCTGCTCGAAGTAGTCAACCGTTGCATCCATGTGGAAGTGCAGGTAGCCGGGCCCCGGCTCGCTATGCCTGATCCGACCAAACAGCGTGGTCTTGATCGTGTCGCTGCCGACCGGATGCACCACCGCGCCGCGCTTCATGGTCTGGCCTTTGGCGTTGAGATCCACCCGGCTGCCCTTGCCGATCGGTGGCTTGCCGCGCTGGCTGGCGCCTTTGATCGCAATCACGCCCTGCCTGCCGCGCTCGCGCGCGTACTGATAAACCTCAGCCGTAAAATGGCCGCCGCTGTCAATCGCTACCACATGCGGCCGGATGCCATGGCCCAGCGCGTGCGGCCACTCGCGTAGTACCAGCTGATCCAACTGCTTCCATAGATCTGCGCGGCTCGGGTCACCGTGGATCTCTTGGTGATCCAACAGCCAACCTTCCTCGTCGCGGCCCCATGCCCAGACGCTGATCGCCAGCCGGTTGTCCTGCACGTCAACGCCGACCGTGATGGCCGACGCGCCATCGGGCACAGTGCCGGGTTTGTAGTGCTCGCAGCGCTCCATCAATCCAGTGGCGCTCACCTTGCTGGCGTAGTCCTCTGCGAACGTCTCAGCCAGTCGCGTATTGACGAAGCTCTTAAGCATCGGCGCATCCGCCTTGCTGCGCATGAACTCGTCAACCATGTCGCCCCAGCTCAGCCAGCCAAGCGGTGAATAGAGTCCACTCAGCTGAAAGCCAGCAGTCTTGCCGCCATCGCCAGGTGCAGTGGCGCGCCATTCACCACCGCGCAGCAGGGCAGGCTTGTGCAATTCCCCGAATCGCTCTTTGCACGCCTCGCATTCGTATGCCGCGCTACTCGGATCATCCTTCTCCCATTTGAGCTGCGACCACTTCAACCATTGCATCGCGCCGCAACTTGGGCATGGCACAAAGTAACGGCGCTGATCACTGCGTTCATACTCCGCCTCGATACGGCTGAAGTCCTTGATGGTCGGCGTGCTGGTCAGCAAGATCTTCCGCCGCGCGAACGTCGTCGCCCGTTTCTCGGCCAAGCTGACCGGATCGCCCTCGCCGTCAACGTCCAGCGGAAAGGCGTCCACCTCATCGAGGAAGATGTAGCGACACGGCGTCGATCGCAGCCCCGTGGCTGAGTTACTGCCAGTGAGCAGGAGCATTCCACCTGGAAACTCCTTGCTGAACATCGTGTTACCACTGTCCCTGCTGCGGCTAGGTGCGATCCGCTCCGCCAGCACTGGCGTATCGGTGATCATGCTCTCAAGGCGCTGCTTGCTCAGGCGCTTGGCCATCTCAACCGTTGGCTGCACCGCCAGCAGCGGGCCCGGTGCATGGTGGATGACATAGCCGAGCCAGTTGCTGCCGGCTTCGGTCTTGCCGGTCTGCGCTGCGAACATCATCACCACCCGCTGCACGGTGCTGCCAGTGCTCAGGCAGTCCATCGGTTCGCGTAGGTATGGCGTCCTGTTGGTGCGCCATGGCCCCGGCTCTGCGCTGGCCTTGCTGCTCAGCATCCGGTACTGATCGGCCCACTCGCTGACCGTCAGTTGCGCATCAGGTCGCAGCCCATCGAGGAAACCGCCGCGGTATGCGTTCATTCACTTAGCTCCGACAGTGCCGCGCGGTGCTCCTGGCTGAGCAGTTCATGGATCACCACCGGATCCGTCTCGCCGGCCAGTTGATGGCTCAGTCGATCGGCCAGGTTGGCCAGTGCTTCGCGGATGCTGCGCCCCAGCGCAAACGCTTCTTTCTTCACCTCATCAGCGCTGATCAGTTCGCGGCGCTGCTGGCTCACCTGCAGCTTGGCCAGCTCGGCCTGGTAATGCTCACGCCTTGCGCGGCTTTCATTCAGATCCGGGATCTCGTCATCCGGCAATGCTTCAAGGCGGCGCTTCAGCTCGCGTGGTGTTGGATCCGCAGGTGGTGACACCTTGCTATTGGCTGTGGCTCTCGTGTTCTTGTTCCACAGCTCCAGCGCCAGGTCGCGGTCAAGCCACCGCTGACCGTCTTTGTCAACGATGGCAGCAGCGATGCGGCTTTTGCTTGCGTGGGTAACCGCACCTTTCGTGCAGCCCTTCAAGATCGCAAACTCAGCAAAGCTGACAAGCACGGGTAGTTTAATCACTAAACCAATGCTAAACCCTCGCTAAACCGCCTGCCCTCACTGCGCTGAGATCCCTTGCAGCGCAACGGTTTAGGCGGTTTGGCGTCTGGCGCTAGTTAAATGGCGAGATTTGAACTAACCCACATCCAAGGAACAAAAAGGGACCCAATTACCGCGACGCG